TGGTCCGCCCGACAGGACTCGAATTTGTGTTTTACGAGTTTATGCGGGTTTGCGGGGGATGTTTATCGGCTAAAACCCTATATTTCCCGTCAAAGTGTCATTTGCGTGTGACAAAATTTTGTGACAATGCGGATGATCAAAATAAAACAAATGGCAAGCAGATCAATGCTGCCCAGCCTAAAAAATTGATGGCCCAGAAGATTAAAAAAACCGGGCTGAATGCGCACTTTTCTTCTGGTGGGGTGGCGTGGGAATCGCCGACACGGGGTTCGATTTCGCCTCTGAAAAACGGGTCAAGGTGTAGCCCTGGTGATTTGTCGGTGGGGCTGAAATGTTCGACAGGCAAGGTGGATGGCAGCCGCGCTGCCCACATGGCGTGGAGGTATGGCCCGGCGTGGGAGCGCTGCAGGATCAATACGCCGCCCCGGCGGATGGTGCGCCAGACGGCAAATATCAGGCAGTTGCTGATGGTCATCTGATTGCTGCCATTCTGAAAAATCCGCCGAGCATGTGCAGGGTCGGCAAAAAAACATATTCGATGAGCGCAGCCCACATAACTACGCACACAGCGCCAAGGATGATGATTCTCACGGCTGATTTAATCATTCGCCCCACCCTGCGCATGCGCTGATAAGTGATGGGCATCGGTGGGTGAGGATGCCAAGCCGTACCATGCTCGCCAGCCGCTTACCTGATCGATGGCGTCGCGGCATCGGTTGTAGTTTTCGCCAACGGTTTCGAGGGCGGTAGCGTCTGTAACGGCTGGGGCGGCACCAGCAACCAGGCTGGCGGGGTCAGCTGGCTGGCCGGTGGCGGCGGCGTCGTGCAGCACGCGCCAAGCGCCATCGAGAGCGCAGCGGCGATCAGCAGGGATGGTTGTTTCATATTTAATAATCTCCTTGGTGATGATTCGGTCTTTTGGTTTTTGCGCGGTGCGGGCGGCTTCCAGGCTGGCGAATAGCGCATCGATGCGGCGCTGTTTGGCGGCGATCTGGGCGGCGGCTAACCGCTCGTTGTCTCGCTGTTCCCGGGCGACCTCCCCTGCCATGGTTTTTCGCCCGTGCTGGTAGCTGGCCAGCAGCAATCCAGCCAAAAACAAAATACCTGCGAGCCTGCGGTAGAGGGGCGGGATGAGGTTCATGCGGCGTCCTTGGCGGCTTGCTCAAGGTTGGCGGCGATGCGCCCTGCCCAGCCGCTGCCGAAGGCTGGCCAGTTTTTCAGGCGGCGCATGAATTGCAAGCGCCGGGCGTTATAGCGCACGGCGGTTTTAAGTGGGTCGGCGGCTTTTACTGCCGCCACTGTGACGGGGCCGAGCTGGCCATCATCAGCCACGCCAATGGCCCGCTGGAGCCAGCGCACGGATTGCCCGATGCCGGAATTCACGGCGCCGTCAAATACCTGGAAGGCGATGGCGTAGGGGAGATCGTCTAGCACTGGCAGCCAGTAGTTCTCGCGGTAGATCGTCCTGGCGATGTCGACGGTCATATCTGCCATCTTGCCGATGTAGCCGTTGGCGCGGGCGACTGCGATGGTGATGCCCCAGATCGTTTCTCCACCGGGGTCGGCGGGGTGATTGACATAGCCGCCCTCGTGGCCGATCAGCGTTGCAAATGCGCGGTCAAAGTTGCTCATCGCCGCGGCCTCCGGTCAAATAGAATCATGCCTGCGCTGGCGGCAAGGAATAGCCAGACTGCCCATTGCACATAGGCAAAATGGCCTGTCACCACATAGGCGAGCGCGGTTGCGGCGGCGGCACCCAGGGCGATGTAGCTGTAGCCGAAACCGGCGAAATGCAGCTTGCCGCGTTTGTGGGTTTTGTAATAGGCATGGTAAACGATGCAGATAGCCCTAACCATGATCGTTGCCGCCAGAAACCCGGCAATAATAATCAGGATGTCGCGGGTCATTTTTCAACCCTCCCTGCAAACCATTGCCGCACCCACGGGAGATGCACGCCGCCGCCGATGCTGGCGGCCGTCGTGAAGCGCATCGCATCTTCTCCAAGCGATTTTGCCCAGTCAAAATAAGCCACCATCGCAGCCGAGGCGATGGGCGAGAAAATGCCGGATAGAAATGCGCTGCCAGCGACGAGCGCGAAGATGCGCAGCGGCGTGCGCTGGGTGGCCTCTGGCGGGACATGCAGCAAGGCCACAAGCCCGGCGACGAAGCCCACAATAAGTGCGTCTGTGTGCATACCGAGAAAAATCCCCGCGCCGGTGGCAACGGCGGCGGCGGCAATGCCTGTGGTGGTGGCGGGTTCGGCCATGTTAAAAATTCCTCGGCAGGTGTGATCGGGTTTTTTCTGAAACGAAACTTTTCCAGCAGTGGTCTTTTTCAATGCGGCTGAACATCCAGTCGAACAGGGGGCGAAAGATGCGCCCGGCGATGCGGCCTTTCGCTTCCATGCGATAGGCGGCGCTGCTCATGGTTTCGTCCGGCGAGCCGTAGCCCAGCGTGATGAGCACATAGATAAATTGGTCGAGCGCGATGAGGATATTCAGCAGGCGGTTTTTCATACGGCCTCCAGCGCCGCGATCACGCTGCGGCAGTGAGTTAATACGTCAGGGATCGTCAGCCGCGCTTCCAGGCCGTCTTTGCCGCCGATGCGCAAGCCTTCGATTGCGGGGCCGATGACGTTAGCCCAGGCGTCGCCCGTTGCCTTGATGCGATCAGCGGCTTGCGTTGGCGTCATGCCGGTGCGGGAGGCTTCTTGCGCGACCCATGGGTAGGGGGTGGTATCTGCCGGGTAAGCGGCTGCAATGTAGGCTTGCGCCTGGGCGTATTTTGCGGTGTACGTGGCCTCCTGCCCGGGCACGGTGGTGAGGTAGCGGCTGCGGGCGCGACCGGCAGCGGCGTCGATTTCCTCGGCTGCCCAGCGGCGGCAGGCGGCGGCGTCGGCAAATTTAGCGAGGTCAAGTTGCATCGACGACCGCCGTGAAATCAAGATCGGGGAAGTTTTGCACGGTGACTGTGTAGCGCCCAACCGCCTGGAAAGTCAGGGTGACGGGCGTGCCATCGCCCACGCCAGAGGTGCTCACGGGGCCGGATACATTAACCAGCGCACCAGCGGCAACATCGCTCAGAGTGACGGCGTCGGTCGCGTCGGCCAGCGCGGTGAGTTTGTCTATGGCCACGGGCGAGGCGGGTCGCGGTACGGCTTCGGCTGCGCCGGCGGGGTTGATGATGTAATCATTTTCTGCAGCCGTGCCAGCAAAGACATATTCTCCGGCCAGCGCCTGAATGTCGATCATTTGCGCAGGGGCAGAACCTATGCGCAGGATGCGCCCCGAGGCGTCTGAAACGACGAAGGGGAGTGATTGAAGGGTTGCGTTGAGTAGTATTTTCATTTTTTAACCGCCAGTAAAGTCATTGCTCTGAATTTGTATCCGTAGCCGAATTGGATGACATTAGGGCTGGGATCTACAGTCCCCCTGACCGAGTAGGTGAACGTTCCAGCACCGGGCGCGTCTACGAAACTAATGCTATTTGGAAAAATTACTTTATGCGGAGGATTCGCAGAACTGTTGGCAAGTGTCGCAATAACGACTCCATTCCGAACAACCTCTAGTTTTAAGTTCAGGGGCATAACCGCCCCATTGCTGATCTCCAAATATCCTGTCAAGCTGCCATCTTCAGACGTTCCTTGGAAATTTATTAAAACCAACACAGGGACGCCTGGATTGGCGATTGTGGCCGATAAAAAGTCGATAACCCGTGGTGCGCCTGAGCTGCCTAGAACGGAATAAATAACTTGGTTTGTAGCAGAAGTCGATACCGGCACGATAACCGCGTTATCCTGAATTTTCAGGGTGCCAACCGATAAATCAGCAATTTTCGCGTTGTTGATCGCCGCATTCTGTATTTTTGCGGTGGCGATCGTTGCGTCGGCAATCGCGGCGTTCGCCGCCGTGATCGAGTTTGCCGCCATGTGCCCGGCTTGCACTTCGCCCGCCTTGATGTTGCCTGCCCAGATGGCATCTGCCGCCATCATCGAATGGGCAACTGAGCCGGGCGGTGGCACGGCTGATACTGTGCCGGTGGTGGCTGAGACGGATGCGGTGAATGCGCTGGGGAAGCCTTGCTTGTTAACCGTGCGCAGCCAGTAGTAGCGCGTGAGTGCCGAGGCGCCGAGGTAGTCTGCATAAAAGCCCACGGGCCCACGCACTGCGCCGATGATGCTGGCGGTGTTCACATCGTTTGTGGTGTTGCGAAAAACCTCTACGCGGTCGGTGGTGGCGTCTGCCGGGTTGGTCCAATTGAGGAAAATACTGTTTTGGCTGGCTAGCGCTGCAGGGGCGCTGATTGCAGGGGGTGGCAACTTGGCCATGACGCCGGTAATCACGTAGCTGTAAGCCGTGACATCCGCCAGCTGCTGCTTGCCGCCGCCGAATTTGTTGAAGCTCAAGAACTTGAAATAAATAGTCTTGCCGATCATGTCCAGCGCGAGGGAATCGCTGTAGGCGATGGCATCATCTACGCGGACGAACTTGGCGGCGGCGGCATGGCTGGCGGCTGCGGTGCTGTGCGCGCCGCGCACGGCGAGGGTTAGGTCATAGACGTTGGCGGAGATGAGCGTGGCGGTGGTGTGGGCGCAGAATTCGTTGTCGATGAGGCACAGGGTGCTCAGCACCGTGGCATCTGCTGCGGAGCCGCTCAACATCTGCCCGCCGTTGCCGGAGAGCGTGACGCGCGGCACCTGGTCAACGGCGGCGGTGATGGCGTTGCTGACGGTGCCGTAACGCGCGCCGCCGGATACCTGCCCCATGTAGGCGTAGCTGGTGCCGTCGTTGCTTGACCAGATTTCGCAGCCGCCCCAATCGCTAATCGTGCCTGCGACGGCAACGCCGATGGCGAGGCCGGAAAGCGCCTGCGTGGCGGGCACTTCAAAAAACGCGGGGGCTGCGACGTTGCCGGGCGGGGTGCTGTAGTTAACCGTGTAGCCCTGCCCTTGCTGCTGGGTGTAGAGCGGTGAAGAATGCACGCCGGTGGGGGCGTCTTCGGCGGAAATACTCAGTCCGCCATCTTCATCTTCCTCGATGGAGAGGATGCGCACGGGGACGCGATCCAGCCCGAGGCGGGCGTCGGTCAGGGTGATGTAGTCTGTCGGCTCGAGGCGCGCGTATTTCCAGCCGATTTTGAATTCGTAGGTGTTGCGG